ACTATGAAAGTTTCCTCCGGAACGAAAAACATCCATAAGAGCTACATCATTTGCAAGAACGGCAGCAACATAAACCTCTGCTGTAGTCAAGTCCATTGCAACAATCTTATGGCCTGGAGCTGCTTTAATACATCCCTTAACAATAGGATTGTCACGAGGAAGTTGTTGCATATTCAATTTACCACTAGAACTGAGACGGCCAGAAGTAGTACCATGAAGATTAAATCCGGTACGTAAGTGGCTATCCCTATCAAGCTGTGGTATGATTTTATCCAAGTAAGTATTTTTAATTTTAGACTTTTGACGTATATCAAGAATTAGTCCGGGTACTTCGGATTTTTCCGAGAGTTCTTGTAAAACTTCCGCATCAGTTGAATTTGCACCTGTTCCAGTTTTCTTTCCTGTTGGAGGCAAGCCCAAAAAATCAAAGAGGAGAGTACGCAGTTGAACAGTACTATTAGGGTTAAACTGTTTTCCATTTATTTCCTCAAAACGTGTAATTGCAGGATTTTCATAAAGCGTTTGAACAGCTTTATCAATATCTGACTGCATAAGCTCTTGAGCTACTAGCAGTCGTTGTCGATCAAACGGAACGCCGTTATCTTGAACATTTATTAGAAAACGAGTGCCTGGAATCAGAATATTCTCATAGACCCACAGAAGTTTTGGATTTTGTTTAATCTTCTGAAACTTCTCATAAATCATAAATGTTACTAGAGAGTCCATTGCAGCATAGGTTTTCATTACTTCAAAAGGAATCAAGTCCCAAGAGAAGCTATCCTTCAGAATTCCGTGTGTCTTACGATATTCATCAATCCAATCATACATAGGCTTCTCATAGTCTCCATAAGGAGTAAACTTGAGAGCAAGTTGTTTCAGTCCATGGGTTCCAGGATTTTCATCAATCAGATAATGTAGAAGCATAGTATCTTCAATCTTTGGAAACTCAAAACCAAAATGGTATTCAAAGAAAGCCAAGTCAAACTTTGCGTTGTGAAAGATGACTGTTTTTCTGTTAAAAAGGTCTTGTAACAATGCTTCTGTAGTTTCATTGAAACAATCTGTGTCAATATAAGCGGCAGTCTTGCCATCATAGCACAGAGAAAGCCCAAGCATGTATCCATCACGAGGATATAGTCCTGTTGTCTCGGAGTCAAGGGCTACATGAGTATGGTCGTATTCAAGTGCTGCTCGAATAAAATCATTTGCAGCTTCTGTGTCTTGAATACCAAAAGCTATACTACTATCAACTACTACTTCTTGTTTATTTCCGCGAATAAAGTCAATAATACTCTGCTTGGAATCTTCCCAAGTCTTACGAGCTTCTGGTTTAAAAGCAAGCATTGCAGGATTAATTACAGGTAAGAATTTACCTTCTACAAGTTTGCCAGAATACTCTGTAACTGAATTAATTTTTGTAAAATACTTCAAAGCATCACTACCAACTAGAATAACCCAGTCATAGAGATTAGTATCTACATTAATATCGCAGTCACGTTTTAGAACTTTTTTAATGGTAGGATTTGAACATAGTTGAAATTGATCGAACTCAAAAGCTCCATCAAATTCACTTTGGAAATTAGTCTTGCTTGGTTTGGTTTCTATTAATGCAACCTTAGGCATATAATTGTCTCGCTAGTTTAATTACTTGAGTTTCTGATAATTCACCTGGGTCTTTATCCGGTAAGTGAACGTTTCTAGTGATGAGACCAACTTTCTCACACATATCTATTACTGTTTTTGCTGCTTTTTGGCCTGGATCATCTCCGTCAAAGAATACATCTACTCCTTCTGCTCCTTGCATTTTTAAAATTTGCAATTTTGTTTCGTTGATATTCTTTGTGCCAAAACAACATACTGCGTTTGTTAATCCTTTATCATGTAAGTTTAACATATCATAGATGCCTTCTACAAGAATTATTTTACCTGACCTAGGATTTACTTTAGGATAGAGAGGTAACTTTGCACCTACAGGATTAATTTTATACTTTGGTATTCCATTCGAGGTATGTCTACCATTAAAGGCTACAATTTCTCCTGTAATGTCTCGAACTGGAAAAACAATTCTACTAACAAAATCAGGGGCAGAGTGCTGAAATGCTTCAAACTTTTCATATGTTTCTGGTTTAAGACCCCGCCACGACCCCGTGTAAGGCTCTGCACCTGTAGGCATTACAAGACCTACAGTTTCGGAGCGTTTTTGAGATATTTTTCTTTTTAACAGCTCTCTGCGTAGCTGTAGTTGGTTTACTTTTTCTTCGTAAAGAAAAAATAGATTTCCTTTATACGCACAAGAAAAGCAATTGAATATACCAGTTACTTGGTCTATTCGCATACTTGGGTTAGAGTCCTCATGCTCAGGATTTAGACAGCTAACTATAAAATCTTTGCCTTTTGGACTAAAAGGTATTTGTTTTTTATTTAATAGCTCTTCTACTGTCAATTAGATTTTTTCCTGGCGTATTTTTCTGTTTCTGATCTTCCTAGCCCTAGCAATACTCGGGCTTCGTCTCGTACTTCTGCTGTTACTGCGTGTCCAAATTTTTCTGGGTCTAACAAACTTCTCATGAAGTTATAAACATCTTCTGACATCACAGGCTTTGTCCTCATTTACCTATATCCTTTATATTGTCATTACTAACTACTTGATAAGCTCCTTTATTATATGCAGGAGCTACTGTATACTTTTTAGAAATTTCCTGTTTGTAAGACTCATCTCTCTTTGTAGTGTTTCCTACTTTACTAAGCACTGAAGGATACTGTTTTGTCTCTGGACGATAAACAGTCGATGTGGGAACATAAGGAACAAATTTACCTTTTGCTCTCTTAGGCTTTGAAGGAAGTTTTTTACGATTACGAGAAATCGGTCTGTAACTGGTATTTGTATAAACTAACATGACTACTCCTGTTATTTAATAATATATTATACTAAAAAATAACAGAAGTGTCAAGAAATATTTTTAGATATCATCTATACTTTCATCTGTTTTAAGTTCTGACTCCGCTTTCTCTTTTGGAGATAGTGCAGAGGCAGGGCCGATTTTCAAGGAATCCCATTCCATTGTAGAGGTAAAGGAGTCCATTGAATTATTACGCATCTTAACACATTTAAAAGTAATACAAGCATCTTCAGGAGACCAGGTCTCTAGTGCAAAAGCAGCGTCTGCTGCGTCAAGAATACCTTTTGCAAATCTAGCTTCTCCAGTTGCGTCTGTTTGGTAAGGAGAGAAAACTGGAACCTCAAATTCTTGTGCCATAGCTTTCAATGCCTTACTAACTTCTATTTGCTCAGTCCAATCATACTGCCCTCCACGAGAGGGAAGTGCTGAGCGTTTTACTTGATTGATATAGTCAACAATAACTACACCTACATTCAACGCTTTGACTTTTTTATCTAATTCCGCCCTAATCTTTGAAAGAGTTAGGGATGGGTCGTATATTACGTCTAGCTGCTGAGTCGGGAGAAGCTCGCAGGTAGTTGTAAGTGCACGATGGAATTTTTCAAAGTCTCGATGTTGTCTGTATTCTTTCAAACGCTCTTCACCCTGCTGAAAGCGGTTAGCCCACCATACAGCAATCTTTTCCCATTCTGTAATATTGAGGTTTTTTAACTTCAACCTAGAGAATGGTACTCCAGTTGCGATTGAAGCGCAACGCTGAAGAATTTGTCTACTATCCATCTCAATAGTAAAATAGAGAGCAGACTTACCTGACTCAAATACTGTGTTTGCAACATTTGCACAGGTTATAGACTTACCAGCACCACGACGTCCTCCCACAAGAATTAAATCTCGTGGAGAGAACTTGATTTTATGATCGTAGTCGATATTAAGACCTAAAGGAAGGTACTTGCTAACCTCTTCATCAGGATCGAAAAGAGGAATATATTGCATATTCTCTTCAGGGTCTTGAAGGTCTACTTTTTGTTCTACATCAAGAACAATCTGATGGAGATGAGCAAGAGACTCGTCTGCATCTTCAAAAGCTACAGACTGGTCAATATAAGTTTCGAGAGACCTTAAGATTTCTTTTTGAGCATACTCATTTTTTAGGTACTCGAGCAGGTGTGGCGGCTCTGCCTCCACTTCTACGCTTTCAATAGCGTATAACCTATCCCGAGTTGCACCGTCACGAATCTCATATCGAAGATCATCAAATGTAGGCACTTCATGATACTTCTCACAGTGAGATTCTATAACCTTATACAGAGTTTCATACTCTGAAGGCAGATAATGCTTTCGCAGGCGGCTCCATGTCTCGAAGTCTTGCAGCGCAATGACTTGCTTGATTAAAGCACTAGCGATATTCAATCTAAGGTCTCCCGAACCTAAAAAAGTGCTAGCCAGGCGGCTAGCACTCGATAAAAACTATACTACTGTTATTACTGAGCGGCTTTAGCAGCTTTGGCTGCGCCGTCATAGTCAGCGGCAACGAGGCCACGACGAGTAAGCATAGTTTTAACACCACGAACAGTTTTGCCGATTGTCTCTGCAATTTGCTCAACTGTCAAGTCTTCCAGATTAGTGATGGTAGCCAGAGGATCTTCCTTGGCACCAGACTTGGTGGTTTCCTGGCGGGGGATAGCTTCGATAGCGCCAGAACGCAGAAGGCTGAGAGCCTTACCACGAACAGAGCTTACGCTACGACCCATTGCTTCAGCAATAGCTTCTACAAATGCGCCAGAATTCACAAGCGCAATAAACTCTGCTTCTTCAGCATCAGTATAAGTCTTTACAGACTCAGGCTTCGGAGCAGGTTTAATGTGACCAGTCAGTTCCATAGACAGAATCTTTCCTTGAATCTGCTTGGCGGAAAACTGACCATTTTCGAAATACTGAGCAACTTCAGCATAAGTATAGCTGCCGCTGTTATCAGCTACGAAAGTAGAAAGAGTTGCTTCTTGTTCAGCAGTGAAGGCTTTGCCTCCGGCTGCAGAGGCAAGCTCTACTTCATAACCCATCTTACGCAGTTTGCTAGAAACTGAGCGAGAAGAGGTTTCCAGATTTTCTGCTGCTTCTGCAACAGTAGCTTGTGATACGGGGGACTCATTGCCTACAAAGGCTGTGAGTTGTGCGGTACGTTCATCATTCCACTTAGGGACTGCCATTTATATATTCTCCAAAATAAAAGTTTTAAGGTTATTAACTATTTGTACACCAGATTCCTTGGCTTTTTGAGTTTTTAGTGATTCTATTCCACTTTCGTTTACAAGAATCATTACATCTCTTGTCAAACTGCTTTTGACAGTATATCCTAATTCTTCCAGAACTTTAGTAGCTTCGGCTTTCGTTTTATAACTATTTAATTTGCCAGAAATACACACTACACCTTTAGAAGGGATAGAAGTATTTGTACTACTAAACTCGAAAGTAAAGGGTAAATAACCATCATAAAAACAATAGAAATCTTTTCTTAGCCAAGAAATTAAACTTTCCGTGGCCTTCTCTCCAAGACCGGCCCTAGCGCAGCTATCGTAGTCTATGTCCGTAATATTATTGCAGACTTTTGATAATTTTTCTGCGGCAGTTTTACCAATCAGAGGAATACTAAAAGCGGGAAGCAAGGCTTCGAGACTTGCTTTCTTTGAGTTTTCTATTTCATTATACAGTTTATTCCCTAACTTTTCGGAAGAAAGCAAATCACAAATCTCTTGCAAGCTGAGAGCATAGATTTCATCTATGTCAGTAATCCCCAACTTAGCAATAGATGCAGGGCCAAGCCCTTTAATCTTAAGAGTTTTTGCGAAATGCTCCAGTCTTTTGACTGACTGAGAATGACAGTTAGAATTTCTACAGTAAAGTAGGTGGTTAGACCACTCAAGTAACGAATCACATGAAGGGCAATTCGTTGGGGCTTGAATTTCTATCATTCTAGTTCTTCCTCAAAGTTGAAAAGATATTATACGGAAATCTGAGATAAAAGTCAAGAATTATTTTTTTCAAGGTCATCGACTCTTCTAACAACTCTTGGTATAATCTCTCCAGACCTGATTACCTCAACCTGGCATCCAATTTGTAGATTAAGTTCCCGTATGTATTCGATGTTGTGTAATGTAGCTCTACTAATCGTAGCTTCGCCTATTTTAATAGGCTCTAGAATTGCTACAGGGCTTACGACCCCGCTTTTGCCTACCTGCCACACAACATCTAAGAGTGTAGTTACTACACCCTGCTTTTGCTCCTTGAGAGCAAAGGCTCCCCGAGGGTGGTGGGCAGTATAGCCCATTTTGTGAAAGAGTTCATAATCATTTACTCTATACACAACACCATCGGTTGGATACTCACTTGCATCAAATTCCAACACTACATTAAACTTTTGCACTTTAAGAGTAGCCATCGCTTCTGTCCAGGTTTTACAGTCTGTGCCTTGAATATCATAGGCTACAAACTTAACCGGACGAGCTTTGAACTCCTCCAAGTCTTTTAAGTTTAATGACCCCGCTGCAACATTTCGGGCATTTGCAACGGAGGAGGGACATATTACTTCTCCAGTAATTTGAACAGTCTTAGTCAAAAGAATTTCAGTAGGAACAAGAAAAGACATTTTGTCTATAATATCTTGACCTTTCTTGCCGTCTCCGCGAGTTAAAGCCATTTCTAGCTTTCCATTTACGTATACTAGGGATACGGCAGCCCCATCTAGCTTAGGGGTAGCAATATAATCTTTTTCTAAGTCTGCGGTAACTTCTTCAAGGTTAAAAACCTTTTGAAGTGAGTACATTTGATACAGGTGAGAAATCCCGCCCGAAATAGAGTGACCAACTTTATTATAAGAAAATTGTTCGGCTAAGCTATCAAACTCTTCGTCTGATAGTATTGGATTGCCTTCGTAATACGCGGCACTAGCTCTATCTAATAAATCTTTCAACTGCTGCTCCTCTATTTATATGTATATTATATAAAAATATGTGCATAAGTGTCAAGAGTTATTTGTAGATATCCTGAATTAATTCCTTAAAGTTTTCTTCTATAATTTCCTTACTTTCCGCGAGAGAAAGTATTTCTATTAGCCCAACAAACAATTCTTTAGAATTAGAAAAATCTATGGGCATAGAAATACCTTCTTGAGTAGGACACCACTCTTCAAAGAAATCAAGATAATACTTTCTTAGGCTGAGATACTCTATACCACGAAAGGTACTTACAACTAAACGAACTTGAATTTGTTTTTCTTCGTCATAGTGTATTACTCTTTCATAAAGTTCCGGTGCTTCATATAGTTCCATAACTACTTCTCGTTTTTCAACACAGAAGCAAGAGGAACCACACTGGTAACAGTAGAGGGCTTTAGAAGTCTATACGAGTCAGTATCCCAACAGAAAAGCAGCAGAGTATTCTTATCCTCTTTTGCTCTACTATTTTTATTCTGAATGTATTTGGTTGAAAAATCCAAAGTACAGACGTTGTACTTTAGTTTGTTCGAGTTTTCACTTCTATAAGTTATAATGGCATCACCATAGTCTCTTATTAGATTTGCCAGGTCTTCTTTTTTCACGCTTTCTCCTAGGATTGCAGGTTAGCAAACATTTTTACAATACTGACCTCTTTGGTGAAAGACGTAGATGTAGAAAAACACCAGAGAGCCGACACTCTCTGGTGTTCCACCAAGTTGGGCTACTTGGATTTAGGCATTGATAGCGGTAATTACTCCGGCAAAGTATTGAGCTGCTTTACCAGTCAATTTGTCAACAATATCATTGTCAACTTCTTGGCCCGCATCTGTGAGTGCGGCTATCAAAGACTCCTGGGCTGCTGCTTTTGATACGCGAGTACCACCAGTGCTTGCTCCAGAAGATTTGCTCGAAGCAGCAGGAGTTTTCTTGACGTATACTCCAGCTTTTGTCAGAATCATACGAACCCCGTTAGGGCTTTCTTCGTATTCGTCTGCCAAGTCTTTCACAATCTCCATACTGTTTTCTGGAGTTGGATTTGCGCTTTCATATGCTTCAATTACTGCTGCTTTTTTATCGTCGTCCCATGCCACGATTCTTTTACTCCTGTGTCTAAGTTTGAATAAATATTATATAAAATTTTTGAGCAAGTTGTCAAGAACTATTTTTACAGACGTGTTAAGTCAACTCCGTACTGTTTTAAATGTTCTAGTTTACCCAGGTCATACGCTAGAGAGTATGCACTATATCCACCACTCTCTATTCGAGGAAAATAAGTTTCACTACTATCAAAGTTCATTGCTGACAGCACATATATAGCGTAACACTTACTTTCGTATTTCTTTTCATAGTCAACAGACCCCATACCTTTATGAGTATTCTGGTACTCTTGACTAATCTCTGCATCTATTCGAGCAAGAGAGTGATACTTTGCAGACCACACTAATTCACCTGGAGCAAAATCTTCGGAAGCACACTCTTCTGGAATAATATCATATTCAGTAGAGTCTTTACTACTCGGACGCTCTGGTACTCCTACTTTCTCTAGCAGTGTTTTTACAAAGCTAGGACTACGATACAGACTCTTTGCAATACTTGAGATATTGTCACCTCTCAAATAATCCAAAACAGCTTCTGTTATTTCTGCGTTTGATGCAGGCTTTCCTCGATTTGCTTTTTTTCTAAGAGAAGTATATTCTTCCATCTCGTGAAAGTCTTGAATAATCTTATCCAATCGAGTAGTGTTGTAAGAAATATTTAATATCTCACAAGCAGCTTTTTTCGTAATTGGTGTTTCTCCATTTAAAAGTCCTATGACTTTCCTTATATTTTCAGGAGAAAGATTTTCATGAGATCTTTTCTTTATTCCGCGCCTCAAGTTTTGCCTCCAATTTGAATAATAAACAGCAGATTGCGTGTGCTTCGTGATATAAATTTGTTTCTGGGTCTAGCTGCTCTCCTTCCATACTTGTAAAAATATGACGAAGAGCTGCACCAGTATAACGATTCTGTAAATTGTCTAGCTTTTTCCAATTATCTTCATCGTACTTTTGCGCTCCAAGAGTTAGTACTTTTGCTACTTCTTGAATTGCTCGTGGAGGAAGTAAATACATACGAGGCTTTTCCTCGTCAAACTTCACTCCATTACTCATAACTAATACCTTTGTCTACAGCAACGTATAAACCAACATTTGCTAGTGCATAGCCAAAATAAACTATTGCCATAGCATAATCTTTTTTAATAAATTGTTCTACTGCTATCCAAAGATAGATAAGCCCCGTGAGGGCAACTAACCAAGTACTCATAGTTCCTCCACTGGTATAATTAACCACAGTGCAAGAATAGAAAATCCCGCAACACCTGCAATGATTAATTCAAATTCCATTGTTTTTCCAAATAAAAATATATTATATTAAACTTATATAAATATGTCAAGAAATAAATTCAGTAACCATAGGAAACAGAGGCTTCAATACATCTGCTACAGCAAGTGCAATTTCTCTATGTTCTTTTTGCGTTTCGACCCCGCTACGGATTTCTATGTAATGAAGCCAGCTTCGTAGTGTTCCGTTCATGTACATACGCGTAGGCGTGCAGCCCTCTGGAAGGATTGCACGGGCCTGCTCTTTTGCGATTCCCATTTCTAGTGCATAAGTATAATTTGTTGCTGCCAGGTCAATTACTTTACGTTGCATATTTTCCCAGAAAGCTGCTACTTGTATATCTTCACAGTGTAGACTGTTCTGACGGTTTTTTTCGTCTTGCAGACGAGCTTCTCGAAGAACAAAATCTCCTAGATTGTTTGGGTCTGCGTAGCGTTGACTAAATTCTTGAAAAGAAAAACTACGGTGTCGTAATATCTGCTTCGATATATCTCTTGTAGTTTCTATTTCCATACAAACACTTACCATTTCAAACGGAGACCAGTGTTTATGTTTAATTAGATAGCGTACTAACTTTTCTGCTGTAGCATCATTATTTTGATTGCTAGGATTTGAAACTCTCGCTATATAAGCAATATCTTCTAGTAAATCCTTTCCACCAAACCCACAAGAGTAATTGATTAAAGTTACTTTCATCGTGTAATCCTTCTATCATACATTGCATAGTTATCATCCCACCAAGGCGGACGCTCTCGATGAGACCAACTAGCAAAAGTGGCTTTGTCTAAATGATAATAATCACGATAGGACTGTATCGGATTATCGTAATCTTTCAAATCTTCGGGCATAGCTAAACCAAAAGTAGTAAAACCTTTTCTTGGCATATTCTTTGGCTCAGGTAGTTTATTTACTACTTGCTCGATAGATTTGTGTCGTTTGCCATAACGATAGTAATACTCCTCATTTAGAGCATTACCATAGCAATGTGTCCATTCAAAATTATCCAGAGACGACCTAACCCATATAGTGCAAGGATGATTATACATCATTGGTAGGTACGGAGTTAAAGGTCGTTCTTCTGGAGGAAGATGTTTAATCTCTTTTTTCAGTCCATTCAGTTTGGCAGTCTCTTCTTTGTTCAACGCTCTTGGTAAAAATCCTAGATGATAGTCTACCCAAATAGCTGTACAAAGTAGCTGTGCCACTTCTAAAGGCATTTTTACTATGTGTTTGTCGACATGGTACTCCGCGCACTTGTCGAGATTCTTGTCCAGATAAAACAGGTTCATTCTTTCGTCCTATAGAAGCTGAATAATTGTTGTAATCTTGTCGTTGTCTTCTAGTCATGTTGTATATTATACTAAAGTAGCAAGAAGTTGTCAAGAAACATTTTCTAGCTTTGTCATTAGACGTTCTGCACGAAGGGGAACCTGGCGATACCATCTACTGTCTCTACCTTCTCTAGCGGCCTCTTTCCAATCTTCATTAAAGAGAGCTTCTCGCATTTTTTTAAATTTTCTCATGCGAGTACGCCCCAAGTTGAACATCATATTGACCAAGACCTCGTGGACGTCTTGTGGCCAACTAGCAAACCTTTCTCCGTATAGAGCTTCACAATCTCCAATTGCTGTACAGAGGTCTCGTTCGAAGGCTTCTCGGACTCGTTTTTTTGATACTTTTGTTCCTGCTGGTTCTCCGTATTCTTCGTCCTCTCTGATGATACGATGCCCGATACCAAACGTGGGATAACCGAGATGATCGATATAGATGACATGTTTAACTCCTTCATCAACTTCAAGTTGCTGTTGTATTCTATCTACATTCATTTTTTACCCATAAACCCTACTGCTGCTCGCACACCAAAGGACGCTGCAACAATTACGCTAAGTGTGTATTGATACCACGCAGGCATTTCTTCAAGTGCTTGAAACCCCGCATGGACGTATTCTACTGTTTGAGGAAAGAAGCAAAGAATCATTGGAATACTAAAGAGAAGTGTTAGCCACTCATCTTTCCAAGAGCTGCCAGAGTTTCTAGCCATAATAGATTCCCAATCAGCTTGACTTTGTGCTGCGGTTACCATTACTTGAGCTTCGGCTTCGGCCTTTGCTTTGATTTTTGCATTTTTGCCTTCTAGCCAGGTTTGTCCCAACCCCGCTACAGACCTAATAACTCCTCCCCACATAATTTAATCTCTAGTCTTTCGACGCTTTTCCCTATGAAAGGGGTCTTTGTTTCCGCGCAAGTATTCTATAAAAGTTATTCCCATCACTCCCCATATATAAAGAGCTGAAAGTATTACAATAAGTAAAGCAATTCTTATTAGGATTTCCCCTAGTTCCAACTTAATACTCCGAATGTGTATCTGAAAAAGCTTCGTGTCCTTCAAAATACATCTGGATCATTACATGAATAGCGGTATCCACTACAATTAATACTGTACAAAATACTAAAAATAGTGGCATACCGCCGTACATTATTTCTTCCTTTTATTCATTGACAATGAAAATGTTATTGCAAAACCTAAATAGCACATTGATAATATAAGCAATGAGCCTACTGCTTGTTCAATACTCATTCAACATTCTTCCAAGTAAAAGCCCCAAAAAACATTTCATCCTCTGACATCTGTCCCCAAGGCACTTCTCTACTAGGGTCAGGATTCATTGGATTCTCTGCTGAATTATCAAATGCGCCTTCTACATGAAGTATTGTTCCCGCAGGAATAAACTTAGGCTCTCTCCAAGTATAGGAAAGTTGCCAAGCATAGTCATACTTAGGAATGTCAATTAATTCTTCCCAAGTACCATCAGCATAGTATGCTGTAGCTTTCATACTCTTACC